GTAGCTACGGCGACAGCCATGGTTGTTTATCCTACAAAAGATGTTATGAGGGATAGACGAGATGAGAGTATTAATAATAGGTGCTATCTTACCAATGAGGCGAGTGTTATCTGCCATGAACATAGCTTCACGCTTGTGAGCATGGCCATTAGTTCACACGACAAAGGGAACACACCTATTACCTATGGATTTATTTCAAACTGTCATCCCTAGTCCAATCAGGGATGCAGCGATAGCACCATTTAAGAGGTAACTTAATCCTCTAGCGCTAGTGGTTGCGCATCCTGTGTGACCATAGCCCTTATCATTGATAAGATACGGAAGTTATCCGCTTGCTTACGTCAATCACATATCATGTGTAGTACATGATGTACCCATTAGTACAGGTTCACTGTACCCCAAGGGGCTATGATTAGGTCATGTTTCTAACGCGAGCCTAACCCCGCGAAGCAAAGGTAACCTGCTAGAGCTACCCTTTAATCTGCTTACCTAGACACTCTAGCATGTAGTTATTACTAGAGTGCTAAGGAAAGAAGATTTCTTATTTTACCTTCGTCTGCCCTTCCAGATAGACGATTGCATGGCGTTGCCGACGCTTAGCAGCCTTGGCAGTACCAACATCCCACATAGCAGCATCATAGATCAAAGACCGTTGATAGGTCTTGTCTTGCTTAGAGGCGTAACGATGCTGTTCACGGGTGGTTGCCCGTGGTTTATGATCCTTCTTGTCACCATACTTAGTGCGTGGTTGATGACTTCCTGATGGTATTGGATACCAATTAGGTTTATCCCCGTACTTGTTACGGTGTGCCATTGTGTGTGTGCCTTTCGCTTGTGAGGTTATGCAAACTAACATAGAAAGGCAGGTAAAAGTGAAGATAAAGTTAAAGATAAGAGAGATCGTGACTGATATCTATGTTAGTTTGCATAACTGGTGTGCATAAACCGCATGATCACGATGTTGTGATTAGGGTTAAAATGTTTAATGATTTCAGTTGGTTAGGCAACACTGTCTTGGTTTGGGTTGTTTTTACAACAAAATTTCTAGGTCGAGGGGAGCAACTACAACTGTATCGGCAACTGTTCCTAGGTGTGTGTGCAACCTTTGCCCAAATGGTTACCAGGAAATTAAGGGGGATGCCGGGGGTCGGGGCGGGGAGGAATTACACCCTGAAAATTGCTCACAAAAAATCGTCCAAAGTAGGACTCAAAAATTTCTGAAATATCAAAGACTTACATAAAATACACCCAAGGAGTCACTCAAGGACTAAGGTACTTTATCCAGAGAAAATGAAAATAGTTGGTGAAAGTATGTCGATTTTGCTTGACAAGCACATATGATTTGTGGTATAATGTCTTTAAAGTAGGAAAGAAGATAATTAGTTATCACTAATTAATCATCTTCTTCCCTTTGATTCTCTTCTCTTCTCTTGCTGCTAATTCTAACTCTTAAAGAGTTCTAAGTATGAATAAATTTAAGAATGGTAATAAATTACTATTTAAACCTCTACTCTTAGAGTTCTCTCGTGATGAAGAGAAGGATAGAGTATTATATACTATTAAAGACCATGATGTAACACTTTCCTCTGGACGAGTAGTTCCGTCTTTAAAGCGACTTTACATCGAAGAGTCTGATATTACAGAGTATTCATTTGCTACTAAATACTTCCTAGACTTAGATCACTGGGAAAGACTAACTGATATGTATTGGTTTAAAAATATTGTACGTGAATGGAGACGTGAGTTAGAGTTAAGCATTCGATCTAAAGCTCTTAAAGCTCTAGTCTCTCTAGCTGAGAACACTACTATCTCTGACTCTAATCCTACTAAAGCCTCTATCAATAAGTACCTCGTAGAAGGTGGATGGAGAGCTTCTAGAGAAGATAAGCGTAAAGGTTCTAAGACACGTATAACTAAAGAAGAAGTAATGGATAGTACATCTTCAAAGGAATCATCTTCTCGTATCTCTGATGATTACAATCGTATCCTCTCCCCAAAGGAAGTAAACTAAAGATGCTATACGCAGATGATGGTTCAATCAGGATCACTGTAGTCTCTGGACTATTACCTGTAGGAGCTTATGCTCCTGATGGTTCTATGAATGTGATTGAAGGAGTAATAGGTACTAAAGGATTGTATCATCCTTGTGGTGCTATGAATGTATGCCTAAACGTAGACTCATCTACTGTAGCTATTCCTGCATACTCTCCCTCTGGTTTTAGAAATATTGTTCTTCCTCCATTCACTACTAATATCCTTACTGGTGCTCTACGTTGTACCATTGTCTCTGGATCATTTGCACCTCTACCTCCTTCTCTGATTACAGCTGGTATGAATATAGACTTTGCTAGACAATCATATCTAGAAGATGGTGCAGGTTATAAGAATATCTCCAGTGGGTTCTCTCTGACTAGAGCATCTACTGGTACATACATAAACAGTAATGGTCTTATCTCAACTGCAGCTAATGATATACCACGATACAACTGTGAACTTAACACAGGTGTTCCTCGTGGTCTTCTCGTTGAAGCTGCTTCTACTAATCTACTTCTACGTTCTCAAGTAGAAGCTACTGCTCCTTGGATTATCACTAACTCTACTATCTCTAACAACGCAGGAGTAGCTCCCGATGGAACTCTTACTGCTTCACGTTACACACACGTTAGTGCTGGTTTCCACTATCAAGCAGTAACTGTTCTACCTAACACTACATATACATATAGTTTCTATGTTAAGACAGAAGATTTTGACCCAGCAGGTTTTGCTACTGCGTTCTATGATCAAACTAATCTAGCATTCATTTCTACTGGTCTTACCTTCTCTGGAATTAATAGTACTACATGGACTAGAGTAGTACAGCAAGTAACTACTCCTGCTACTTGTGTTACTATGAGATGCTATCCTTGTCGTCCCACTACTGCAACAGATGGTACATCAGTATTGATGTGGGGACATCAGTTAGAGCAAAGTAACCATGCTACTTCTTATATCCCTACAACTACTGTACAGGTAACAAGAGCAGCAGACATCAATGTTAAGCTATCTACAGCTGCTGTCAACGCTGGTCTTCAGAAAGCTACTACTAATCTTTTAATTCGTTCAAGTGAAATTGGTACTGGTGGTGTTTGGATCAACTCAATCACTGTTACCTCTAACACTACAGTATCTCCAGATACAACTACCAATGCAGAGACACTTACATCTACTGGTGCAGGTAACCAAGCCTTATATCAAGTTGCTACAGTAACTCCTAACACTACTTATACATTCTCTTACTATGTACAATTAGGAACTATGACTGCAGCAGATTACAAGTTTGCTATCTATGATCAAACTAATGCAGTTTTTCTCTTCGTTGATATTGTTCCTAATGTAACTCCTGTCGTTGGTTCTTGGAATCGTGTATGGTTTACATTTACTACACCAGCTACTTGTACTCTAGCAAGATGTTATGTCTTCCGTAACTCTGCAGTAGTCGCTGCTGGTCTTACAGCTTTCGTTTGGGGAGCACAGTTAGAAGTAGGTGACTACCCTAGTAACTATGTACCTACTACAGCTGCACAAGCTACAGCTACAGCAGTAACTGGTAATGGTACTATCCTAATTAAGTACTATCGTCCTGGAGCTGCTAGTGGTGTTCTTGGTGGTTATGCTAACTCTGCAAGTCCTGCTAATGAAAATATGTATCTATCAGTAGGTACAGTAGACCAGACAGCACCATCAGTAACTGCTGGTGGTGTAGTACAGACAAGTTACAGTTCAGTAACTAACTCAGCTACTCTCTTAAACAAAGCTTGTCTGACATTTGGTCCTAATGATTCTTCTTTCTCTGCTAATGGTTCAGCTATCCAGACAGACAATACATTCCTACCTCCTAGTGGTCTAGATCAATTCGGTATTGGTCTATTTCCTGTTAATCTATCTTCTAATCAAATTGATCTCTGTATCAATTCAATTACTCTCTGGCCTAACAAACGATCAAATGCTGACGTTGTAGCTTTAACAACTCTTTAATCAAGGAAAGAAACTATGGCTTACTACGATCACATCTTGATGTTTAACTCTGAACAAGAAGCTGTAGATACTTTAACCTCTTTGAATTTTTATGATAAGGAGTTTGGTTGGGTAGGTAATGTAATTCCTAATCTTCAAATCTTTATTCCCCTCGGTTCATTCAATGAAGAAGGTTTCGAAGATCGTGTCTCAGTTCCTGGTTACTATGTTAATGTCGCTTTGGAAGAACCAAGTAAAGAACTAATGGAACTTCCAAACGAAGCTTGTCGTATCGTAGCAGACAGAGAAGCAGATTCAGAAGGTAGTAACTTCTTCGTTTATCTAAATCCTAACGTAGATGTACAACTCTTAACTAAGTGTAGAGTTTCTCCTTACTTCTCTGGTAGTGAGTATCCCTTCGGGGCCATATGAGTAAAGCAGTAATTAAGGCCGACTTAATTAGAGAGGCTGCACTTCTAGACCTGGAAGTGTTCATTCGCTTAATCCATCCCAATCGAGTCTTAGGAGATTGCCATAAAGAACTAATTAGTTGGTGGACTCGTAGCGAAGCTAAGACTCATCAGTTAGCTCTTCTACCTCGTGACCATCAGAAGTCTGCCTTGATGGCCTACCGCGTAGCCTGGGAAATTACTAAGAATCCATCTGTCCGTATTCTCTACATTTCCTCTACCAGTAACCTAGCTACTAAGCAGCTTAAGTTTATCAAGGACATTCTCACTTCAGATATCTATCGCTTCTATTGGCCTGAGATGATTAATCTCGAAGAGGCGAAGCGAGAGAAGTGGACAACAGAAGAAATATCAGTTGACCATCCGCTTCGAAAACAGGAAGTTGTTCGAGACCCTACAATCTTTACCGCTGGTCTAACCACGACTATTGTTGGTATGCACTGCGACATTGCAGTCTTAGATGACGTAGTTATCGATAACAACGCCTACAATAATGAAGGTCGTTTAAAAGTTAAAGATCAGGTATCTTACCTAGCCTCTATTGGTGGAGCAGAAAGCTCACTATGGGCAGTAGGTACAAGATACCATCCTCTTGATTTATACAACGACATGCTAGATATGCATGTAGATATCTATAACGACGATGGAGAAGTTATCTCTTCTGAGTCATTATATGAAATCTTCGAACGTCAAGTAGAAGACCGTGGTGATGGTTCTGGTCAGTTCCTCTGGCCTAGACAGCAACGCGGAGATGGTAAGTGGTTCGGTTTCGATCGAGCTATCTTAGCTAAGAAACGAGCACAGTATAGTGATCCTACTAAATTTAGAGCGCAGTATTATAACAATCCTAATGATGTAGGCTCCGCTACTATTGACTCTAGTATGTTTCAGAAATACAACAAAGACCTGCTCCGACAAGAGATGGGATTCTGGTACTTCAGAGACAGACGATTAAATATCTTTGCTTCTATTGACTTTGCTTTCTCTACTAAGAAACAAGCTGACTATTCTGCTATTGTAGTAGTAGGAGTTGACTCTCAACAAAACTACTATGTACTAGACATCGATCGCTTTAAGACATCCTCTATCTCTGAATATTTTGATCGTATTCTTAAGCTTCATGTCAAGTGGAATTTTAGAAAACTAAGAGCTGAAGTCTCTGTTGCTCAAAGTGTAATTGTCAAAGACCTAAAAGAAAGTTACATCAGAGTACATGGCCTAGCTCTTTCAATTGATGAACACAGACCTAATAGACATCAAGGTACTAAAGAAGAACGTATTGAAGCAATCCTTCAACACAAGTATAATAACAGACAGATGTGGCACTATACTGGTGGTAACTGTGAACTCCTTGAAGAAGAGTTACGAATGCAGAGACCACCACACGATGATATTAAAGACGCATTAGCTTCATGTATAGAGATTTGTATTCCACCAACACATCAAGCTATCTCTACTAATCGTAGACAATTTACACAAAGCGCAAGCCATACTCGATTCGGAGGAATTAACTAGTGGCCGGAAAAGTTCTAGAGATTGAATCTATCCTAACCAAGGATTCCTTGGCTTGCGATATTGGTCGTAACTATCAGACTTGGGAATCTGCTCGTAACATCAAGGTAGCTGAATGGAAAGAGATACAACAGTATATCTTTGCTACAGATACTACTAAGACTAGTAATAGCAAATTACCTTGGTCTAATAAAACTACTATTCCTAAGCTCTGCCAAATCAGAGATAACCTATACGCCAATTACATTGCAGCTATGTTCCCTAAACAGAACTGGTTAGAATGGCAAGGTGAAGGAATCACTGATGAGAACAGAGAGAAGAAGGAAGCTATTGAATCATACATGCTATGGGCTATTGATCGTAATGAATTCTACGATGAGATGGCTAAGGTAGTCTATGATTATATCGACTATGGTAATTGCTTCGTAATGCCAGAGTGGATTGATAGAACACAAGTAGCTAATGGAACTAAGATTGGTTTCGTAGGTCCTGGTATTCGTCGTATTTCTCCACTTGATATTGTCTTTAATCCTACCTCTCCTACATTCACTGATTCACCTAAGATCATTCGTTCTGTTGTATCTATCGGTGAAGTAAAGTCAATGATTGAATCTGGTAGCATTCCTGCTGATCAGAAAGAATCTGCTTTAAAACTCTATGACTATATGGTAGGAGTTCGTAAGCAAGTAGCTACATGGAATGGCTCATCTGAAACAAGAGACAATCTATTCCAGTTAGCTGGCTTCCAAGACTTCCAGAACTATCTAGGTAGTAACTACGTAGAACTACTTACATTCTACGGTGATGCTTACGATCCAGATAGCGACACTATGTTCCGTAATTACGAGATCAAAGTAGTTGATCGACATCGTGTTCTATGCAAGCAACCTAACCCAAGCTATTTCGGTACTGCTCCAATCTATCACGCAGGTTGGCGTACTCGTCCAGACAATCTCTGGGCTATGGGTCCTCTAGATAATCTAGTAGGTATGCAATATCGTATTGATCACATTGAGAATATGAAGGCAGATATCTTTGACCTAACTAGATTCCCAGTTCTAAAGGTTAAGGGTTACGTAGAAGATTTCGACTGGGGCCCAGGTGAGCGTATCTATACTGGTGATGCTGGTGATGTTTCTCTACTAAATGTAGAGACTAACATTCTTTCTAGTAACTCTGAAATCGCTGTACTGGAGCAGCGTATGGAAGAGATGGCAGGTTCTCCTAAAGAAGCTGCTGGTTTCCGTACTCCAGGAGAGAAAACTAAGTACGAAGTACAACGTCTAGAGATGGCAGCTGGTCGAATCTTCCAGAATAAGATTCAACAGTTTGAACGTGCAGTTGTAGAGAATGCTCTCAATGCTATGCTAGAACTAGCTCGTCGTAATGTAGATGTCTCTGTCATTCGTATCTTTGATACTGAGTTTAAGCTTGCTAACTTCAAGACCTTAACAGCTGAAGATATTACTGGTGCAGGTAGAATCAAACCAGTAGCTGCTAGACACTTTGCTGAACAAGCTAATAAGGTACAAAATCTAAATGCATTCTTCAATTCAGCTGCTGGTCAAGACCCAGAAGTACGCCAGCATTTCTCTTCAGTTAAATTAGCTAAGTTGTTTGAAGCACTATTAGAGATTGAATCAGATAAGATTGTACTTCCATTCGTACGTATCTCTGAACAGTCTGATGCAGCTAAGATGACTGCAGCTGCTCAACAAGATGTACATATGTCTACTACTACTGCTACTGGCTTCCGTCCAGGTGACTCTGATCCAGGTGTAGGCGATGCGTAAACAAAGAATCTCTACTGTTTGGTTAGTTGGTGTTCCTAAGGAAGATCATAACAAAACAATAGAACGAATCAATTACTATCTAGAAGATAAAACTACTGAAAGAGTAAGACAGATTCTTCTAGATAAACTATCAACTAAAGAACTAGACTTCGACTACAATAATCCTAATTGGGCATATAGACAAGCTCACAATAACGGATATGTCGAAGCTCTCCGTGAAGTATTGACCCTATTACAAAAGGCAAATGACCCAAATGAGTGATCTATTCTCACCTATTAAACAAGGTGAAGTCCGTGCTGATGGCGACCAAGTAGACAGCACGGTTGACTTCGTCCAGGAACTTGTTGGCGAAGGTAAGAAGTTTAAAGATGTACAGGCTCTAGCACGAGGCAAGGCCGAAGCAGACCGTTTCATTGAACGACTTACCAGAGAACAAGAAGAGCTAAGACGAGAGTTAAGTACAAGGTTGTCAGTAGAAGACTTCGTCAAACAGATGAAGAATGAAAAGAATACAACCCCCACTAGTCAAGCACCACAAGTGCCCGAAGGCGTACGAGGGAATGAACAACCTGTTATTAAGCCCGGCATGTCTCCAGAAGAGATTGCCACGCTAGTAGAGAAACAGATCGAACAGAAAGACGAACAGAAGCAGCGTCGAGAGAATGTAATGTTCGCTCGCAATGAACTTCTTAAGCAGTGGGGACAGACCTTCCCTGAGAAGCTTAAGATCGAAGCTGATCGTCTAGGCGTCTCTGAAGAGTTCCTTTCTCAGACAGCGGAGAAGGCACCTATGGCTTTCCTTAAGCTACTAGGTGTCCAACCAGAAGGACCAAGCAAAGCTTCTACATATCAAGCCCCTCCACGTAATGAAATGCATACCGTAGTTGGTAACGTAGAGCCAGGTAATGAGCAGAAGTGGAAAGATTATGAGGCATTACGTAAGACTAATCCTCGTCGTTATTGGTCTAGACAAGTACAGTCAGAAATACACAAGCTAGCCGCACAACGCGGTTCTTCATTCCTCAACAAATAAAGGTCTAACTAATGTCAGGTATTCAGACAAACACAATTGATCACGTTGTTCGCAGTAACATCTGGTCAACCCAGCTCAAGGAAGTCCTCCTTGACGAACTAATGGCTATGAACTATGTTGATATGATCACCGACTTCCCAGATGGTGATACTATGAACATCCCCAGCATCGGTCAGATGGAAGCACTTGACTATGCTGAAGGCCAAGCCATCCGTTACACAGCACTAGATACTGGTAACTTCACCTTCACCATTGACAACTACAAGTCAAGCGCCACCTTCATCACCAATAAGATGAAGCAGGACAGCTATGTAATGTCACAGATCGTTTCACAGTTCGTTCCTAAGCAGAACCGTGCGATCATGAAGGCAATGGAAGCTGCCATTCTATCTCTTGGTCCAAACGCTCAGACAGCTGGTAACGTTAACGCAATCAACGGTGCACAGCATCGCTTTGTCGGCACAGGTACAAACGAAACTATCTCTGTCAACGACTTCGCCAAGGCCCTTTATGCTCTACAGCTAGCCAACGTACCAACAACTAACCTTGTTGCAATCGTTGATCCATCTGTTGAGTATGCTATTAATACAATCACTAACATCTCAAACATCTCAAACAACCCACAGTGGGATGGTATCGTAGCTTCTGGTATCTCCAGTGGTATGCGCTTCGTCAAGAACATCTACGGCTTCGACGTATATACTTCACAGAACCTCAAGGCTGGTATTGCTGAAACAATTGGTGCTAAGACAACTACTGTTGGCGTAGCTAACCTATTCTTCTCAGCTGCTCCAGACGTAATCCCCTTCATCGGTTCACTACGTCAGGCTCCAGTAGTTGACAGCGACTACAACAAAGACCTACAGCGCGACGAGTATGTTACAACCTGCCGTTATGGCTTCAAGCTATTCCGTCCAGAAAACATGGTTGTTGTTCTAACAGATACCGATCAGGTCTAATCTTAACTCTTAAAGGAATAATATACTATGGCACAATGGATTAACGCTGACGGCCTCGTCGTACAGCTAGGTGTTACAGAAGCCACACTAGGTAAGGGTGGTTCATTCGAAGACTATGATAAAGGCGCTCTTGTAACAGAGTTTGTTCTTAACTTCGGTGACTTCCCAGCTCTAGGTTCAGTAGTAGCTATTGATCAGAACAT